TTCCATTCTATTTCATAGTGTGAATAAATCTTTAATTGTTCCTGATCATATAAAAGATTTGGAAGTGGTGTAACAAATTGTTCCATCAAAAAATATTTATATGGCGGAGGGAGTGAGATTCGAACTCACGATAGACTTGCGCCTATGCCGGTTTTCAAGACCGGTGCATTCAACCGCTCTGCCATCCCTCCTTGTGTATATTATAATACAAAAAGTTGATATAATGCAATAATGTTCATTGCAGAAAACCATCCTGTAAGAACTACAATCCAGGCGGCTTTCCTCATCACTGCCGCTACTAAACTTGTTACACTACCCAAAAAGTAGAATGGAACAAATATATCTGGTCTTGGTGCTAGTACTGTATAAGTTAGTATGGCTGATCCTGTCATCACACATATCGCCGAGAACATCTCGATCCAAAATGCCAACGGATTTGTTGTGTATGATTCTTTCCAAAAATCTGTGATTTTTTTAATAAGGTGCAATTGTAAAAGTCCAGCCATCCATTTTTTCGTCTAGCCAGAGTTGGCATCCTAGTCTAGAAGTTGATCTTGATTCAAAGGCCATATCTTCTATGACTTCTTTTTCGATGTCTTCAGGTTCTCCAAGGGTGGCATAGTTGGCTTCGGAGAGATAACACTGACAAGATGAGCAGGCACAGGCGCCTCCACATACTCCGAACTCATCAGAAATTCCAGCCTGGGAAATTACAGATTCGAGTGTGTCAGGTAAGTTTACATCGAGTGTGTGTGACTTGCCTGATCTATCAATTACGTTAATCTGCATTAGAAATATTTGTCTAAGACTTCTAGTTGATCGTGATATTCTGCAATAATCTTAAGTTCTTTTTCTATTGCTTCGATTATATCAGGATGTTCACCGACACCTGCCGCATTTTTCAAATAAACTTCTACATTCATTGCGTGTTTGGCAATGTGTCCTTTTGCGTGTTCCTTGATAGCATCTATCATATTTTCTCTGTTATATAAACCTGCCATTTGTTGCTCCTTATTGTTACTAATATTTTAGTATTTTAGATGGTGATTGTCAATGGTTTAGGAGCGAGCTTCCCCGCTCCGCAACAATTATTTGTTGTTTTCTAGATATGTGTCCAAAGTTCTTTGGAATTTTCCAGCGTGTGATTTTTCAGCTTTTGCAAGAGTTTCGAACCAGTCAGCAATCTCATCAAAGCCTTCATCTCTGGCTGTTCTTGCCATACCTGGGTACATATCTGTATACTCGTGTGTCTCTCCAGAGATAGCAGATTTCAAGTTTGCTTCTGTTTCTCCCATTGGTTCACCCGTTGCTGGATCGCCCACCTCCTCTAGATATTCCATATGGCCGTGTGCGTGACCAGTTTCGCCTTCTGCTGTTGATCTAAACACTGCCGCCACATCTGGTGCACCTTCTATGTCTGCCTTTTGAGCAAAGTATAGATATCTTCTGTTAGCTTGTGATTCGCCGGCAAAAGCCGCCTTTAGGTTTTCCGCTGTTTTACTTTCTTTTAGACTTGACATAAGTTTCCTTGTTAAGTTGGTGCCGGCACACGGATTCGAACCGCGGACCTGATGATTACAAATCAACTGCTCTACCAACTGAGCTACGCCGGCTTAGGTTATGGTGGAGGATAGCGGGATCGAACCGCTGACCTCCTGAATGCAAATCAGGCGCTCTCCCAGCTGAGCTAATCCCCCACGGTTACTTTTATTATACAGTATGTTGATATATCTTGTCAACAGGATTTGTCTTGCCACAGGTTTGTGAACAAAATCCTATTTTTCCATCACAGATTTTATCTTTCCATTTTGATGAAAAAATTCTATCAATTATTCCTTCTTGCATAATTTCTTGTATGTTTTGTTTATTCAAATCCAATAGTTTTTTGTGTTGATCTATGTTGAATTTTATTTGATAATCTAAGAAATTGTCGACATTTCCGTCATAACTGGTACCAACATAACAGCAAGGAAATACGAACCCTTGACTGTTTACGTAAACTTCTGATACCCTATTTTGTAGACTAGCACATCTTATTTGCTGTTGATCTAGTGCTATGGCATAATTCCCTAGTGATTCTATGGTTGTATTTTTTATTGATCTATCGGGATCATATACTTCTGTGTTTTTTCCAACAGCAATACCATTGTTGTAGTATTGGATGGTGGATGGTTCTAGTGTATAGTTTGGTTGTCCATCTTTGTCAAACACTGTTCGGTTAACAGCAGTATTATTGGAATAATTTATAAATCCAAAAGGTTTTTTGTCAAGAAATAACTTAAATCCTAAATCGTTGCATAATTTTCTGGCAGTTTCTATTTGATGTTCATTGTGTTTGAACACCAGATATTCCCATCGTGCGTGACCACCGCTTTGGATAAAATTTTTTACATTAGTAATCAGTTTTTTCCAAACAACATTTCTTCTGTACAAATGATTAGTATCTTCCAATCCGTCTATAGAGAATGTTACTTTTCTGTTTGATGTGTTAAAAATTTTTCCAAGTTGTTGCCAAAAGTTTTGTGATCTAATGCCTCCATTTGTATGAATCACTTGTTCGCAATTTGGATTTAGTTTGGTAACGTATTCTACTATTTGTAGTATTTCTTTGTTGGTTATAGGATCACCCATTGTTCCACAATATAATACTTTGTCTAAATTTTCTAACACAGACACAGGAAAGTATTCTTTAAATTTTTCAAAACTTATTTGGGCCTGGATTAGATCTTTTCTGATGTTAGGAGAATTTGAAATGAACCTTGGACACAATGGACAGGCCGCATTACAATAACTGCTTAATTCTATGTGTAATTTTTTTAATGGAAAGTTTTGCCAGGACATAATAAAATGGGGACTAACCTTAGGTCCCCGCGTGTGTGTTAAGGCACAACCCTACAATTTATACTGCGATGAAATAGATTAAACTAATCGCCGCAATAATCACGGATCCTGTGTTAAGATCTGATTGCCTACCGCTCAGTGCTTTAATCAACACGTGTGCAATAAAGCCTAGTGCAATACCATATGCAATTGAAAAAGTCAATGGCATAATCACCGCCGCCAACACGGCTGGAGCATATTCACTAACATCATCCCACTCGATATCTTTTAGATTACGTAAGAAATAAGTGGCAATGAATACCAGAGCTGGTCCAGTAGCAAAAGCAGGAATGCTTTGTGCCAGTGGAGCGAACACCAAACAAGCCAAAAACAGCACTGCTACTGTAACAGCAGTTAATCCTGTCTTGCCTCCTTCTTTGATTCCAGCACCTGATTCTATATAAGATGTTGTGTTTGAAGTACCCATTAGTGCACCAACTGTGGTTGCTGTCGAGTCAGCCAAAAGTGCTTTATCGATGCCTTCCACTTCACCGTTCTTGTTAACTTTGCCTGTTAGATTTGCCACAGAAGTTAGTGTTCCTGCTGTGTCAAAGAAATCCACAAATAAGAAAGCAAATGCAGTTCCGATAAAACCCGCAGTTGCTATCAGCGAAAAGTCAAGGGTGAATGCGTGTGCCGGTGATGGAATTGATCCTACTACTCCTTGTATGTCTGATATTCCAAATACCCAAGCAATGATACTTACTGCAAGGATACCTATAATGATCGCACCAGGTATTTTACGTTTGTCTAGGATTGCCATAATAGCAAAGCCTAAACCCGCTAATAATACGGGCCAGGATGAAATATCTCCTAATCCAACAAGTGTTGCTGGATTGTCTACAACGACACCTGCATTTTTAAATCCAATGATGGCTAAGAATAGACCAATGCCTGCTCCAATACCTAATTTCATTGAACGTGGAATTGAGTTGATGATGTAACGTCTTGCTGGCGTCACTGATAATCCGATGAATACAATACCGGCTACAAATACTGCCGCCAGTGCCTGTTGGAATGTATATCCCATTCCGAAAATGACTCCGAATGTAAAAAATGCATTCAACCCCATTCCGGGTGCAAGAGCCACCGGCCATTTTGCCCATAGTCCCATTATTAATGTACCTATCACGGCGGCAATGATTGTTGCTGTGAATACAGCACCAAAAGCCATGCCTGTACCTTCTGTGGACAAGATTGCTGGGTTAACAACAGTGATGTATGCCATCGTTAGGAACGTTGCCACACCTGCCATTATCTCAGTCTTGACAGTAGTACCTGCCTTTGATAGACCAAATAGTTTTTCTAACATATTTTTCTCCTCTAATTATTGGATACAAATATTATAGCAAATCTATGATATCTTTGCAACGAAATGAATTAAAATTTTGTTGTTTGGTAGTGGTAATAAGGAGTAAATCTTGATGCTTCAAGAACTTTTTGATCCAGTCTATAAGCACCTATGCGGTCGGTTTGTTGGTGTGAATTTTCGTGTTTTTTTCGGCTTAGAGCACGAAGATAGAACTGTGGAGTTCTAAACATCGTGTTCCAGGTTGTCTTGCCGAATTTCATCTTAGTATATACCTTTGCGAGTCAATTCTCGTTGTCTTTGTTCGAGATCATAGAGACTCACTGACTGTGCGAGGTATTGCTCAATCCACTCTTGTTGTGATTGAGGTTTGAACAATTCAAATATTTGTTTAATATATTGCATCTACTTGATCCTTCTTGAGATGTTCTGCGGACGAATGTGTCCTGCCCATATTGGTTTTCTCATTGTCTTGCTCCCATGTCACTGTGTGTTTGTTGCCTGTGTGTTTGTATGTTGGACTGTAACCCCAGGCAGTTGTGTTACAGTACATTCGGAATGCTTGTCCCCAATTTTCATTGCTGAATTTTGGCATTATGCAACATCTCTGTCGAGATAATTTGGAAATTTTCTTTCCCTTTGCCAAGTAGAATACGCCCACTGCCATTCAGTGCCATATTCGGTTCTGCAAAAGTTGATAATGTTTTCATCGTTATTGCCAAAAATACTATTGACAAAACGACTAAACTGACCAAGACTTCTTGCAGTGTTTTCGTATACTCTTTCCATTGTTTCCTCTTTCTTTCCATTAATAAACGTATTTGAATGCTTCTTTTACGTTTTTCTTGTTGCCAAGTGTGTTAAGTTTTCCAAGTTTGGTTAATAATTGTATTAGTTTTTTCATTGTGTTCTCCACTATTAATTTATGACACAAAAATCACAAAATACAGTGTTATTACAATAGATCAGTTGTGCAGATTAGCTATAGATATTTTTGCATATTATCTATGCAAATGTTTGTGATAAAAATTTTTGTTTTGCTGATGCTGTCTTTGATATGACAAATGATTGGAAATTTTCTTCGTTGGTTGTGCCACAGAGAAAAAATTTTGTTTCTGCCACAAACTCGGTCACTGCTTCATTGACGCCGAATCCTTTTTTTGGCCTTGTTATAAAATCGTGGCCACAAATGTAGCCGTCGTCTTTGACCTTGCTGGACCAAGTCCTTAGATCATTTAGACAAGGAGCATAATGATGATCAGCATCTATGTATATCCAGTCAAAACTTTGATCTGCAAAATCATTGATGGCCTCGTTTGTGTCTTTCTTGAGTATTGTTACATTTTGATATTGATCGAATAAATTTTTCACATCCTCGTATTTTTTACTATGGACTGCATCATAGTCTGTTGAAGTTAGCATATGCGTCCAACTGTCGATTAGAAATAAATTTTTAGGTTCGTTGTGTTCTAAAATTATTTTTGAATAATCGCCTTTGTCTACACCGAGTTCTGCTACAACTCCGTGTTTTGGCAGATATTTTGGTAGATGATCTCTACTAAAGGTTAGCATCTTCCATCCCAGCCACTCTAAGTTTAACTATATTTGTGATGTGCCATTGTTTTTGATCCAGTGATTTAATCACGCCCAACCACTTGTTGCGAAGCAGTGCCCATTCGTTGACAATGGCTTCATAGTCACACACTTCATCTTCGCCTTCTGCATATTTTTCAGCATCACGTGAAGTTAGTGCTCGTTGATAATTTTCAAGATATTTTTTGTAGTGTTTGGTTTTTAATCTACGCAATTGTATTTCGAGGTGTTTGAGTATGCCTTCGATTTCTTGCAGTTGTCTAAATCTTGATTCGACAATTCCTGGCATAGCGGCACTCTGTTTTTCAATGTTGCCATAAAGTTTAACCTCTTGAGATGCCATATCAAGTTCTTTTTCGTAGTCTTGAATAGCGTCTGGTATTTTAGATATATCTTGTGAAACTATAGAGTACCAGTTCATAGATCCTCGTCGTCGAGATATTCAGCATCTAAATTTTCTTTGATGATTTCATCAAGATCTTCGTCATTGCCCATTAACTCTTTGAGTTCATGATCTTCAATGCCGTGATCTAATGCAATGTGTACAAATCTTTCTGCAACTACAGATTTGTCCTTACTCGGTACGTAAGATTTAAGTAGTCCCCATACATCAATTAGCATTTCTGTCTCCATCTTCTTCAACAACAGTGTTTTCTGTTTTCTCCTCTAGTTTTAACTGATTACTTACCTCAGACATAACAATTTCTAAATTATCTTTGCCCCAGTTTTTTCTGTAATCAAGAAGTTCTTTTCCTTCTGCTGTTATATATTTCAATCTGTTTCCTGATTGTGTAATAAGATTTTTCTTTTCGAACAAGTCAAGTAGTCCAGAATAAGGATCCATTCCCGTTTCATACGGAATTTTCACTTGTACGCCTTCAAAGGGTTTAGCATATCTTGTTTTCATCACCTTACAACCGGCACGAATACCACGCACATCAGTAACTTTGTTACCATCTTCATCCTCTTTTAGTTTCAATTTTTTCATTGCTACTACAATTGAAGATGCGTAGATAAATCCTTGTCCACCTGATATTTTGTCATCTGGATCAAACATATCCTGCGATGCATAAGTGTGATTAGTTGCTACTAGCCCCACATTGTATGAACCGAACATATTGACACAGTTTCTTACCAATGCTGTCAGTGCCTTGGGTTTTCTCCCCATATCACCTTTCATATCACCTTTCTGAAATTGGTCAACATCTGTTGGTGTTAACAACATACCCAGACTATCAATGACAAATAATACTTTTGGTCTGTCTTCTGGATCTTTTTCGCCATAATCGGCCTTGTATTCTTTCATAAAGTTTGAAACAGTTTTAGCCACGTCATCTATCATTGACATACCTAATCTCATCAACTTGTCTTCTGCTGTGTCTACGCCTAGTGCTTTTAACCATTTTTCATCTAGTGCATTTTCTGAGTCAACTAGTATTACAAATATACCTTGCTTTTGTGCTTCTCTTATTATATTGCCTGAACAAAAGTATGATTTGCCAGAACCTGACTCACCAGCAAACACAGTTACTTTGCCTAACGGTATTCCTTTGTTAAAATCACCAGAAATTAGATAGTTGAGTGCATAATTGCCTGTGGAGATCCAATCTGTTGGATCATTGAATCCAATGCCTAATCCATCGATAGATTTAGTAATGGACTTTCTAAATTTTGTTACATCAAACGGTTTGACCATATTGTTTACCTCTTACATTATTATATTAGATTTTAGCAAATGTGTCAACGGGGGCCGAAGCCCCCAATTGCATTATTTTGATTGTCTTGCTCTGATCATTGCCAGAATGTCTTCTGCTTTTTGATTACCACCACTTGCGGCTGGTTGCTCTGGAGCAGGTGCTGTCTCTGGTTGTGTAGCAGGAGTAGGCTCGGGTGTCGCAGTCACAGTTGGCTGAGCAGTTTCTGTTTTCACTGCTTCGCCTTGTGGAAGTGCTGTGGTTCCACTGCCTGTGGCAGGTGCTTTGAAACCACCTGGTCTAAAGTATTGTGAATACTTGTCTGCGTCATAAGGCTCACCATCCACTGATGCTCGGAACATTTCTTCCATCACTTTGATCTCAACTTCTGTGGGTTTCTTTGGTAAAAAGTCTCCCAAGTTGTGTAGACCATTTGTGCTGATAGCTGTGTTCTGTTCTTCCGTTAGTGGAGTAGTCTTTCTGGACCATTTAGATGTTGAATAGTCAGCATAACCACCCTTTGTGGTCTTGTTGATTCTGAAGTCAACTCCTCTGGTGTAGTCAGTTGGTAGATCTTCCATTTCAGGATCCATCAGTGCAGACTTTATGATGTTGAAAATCTGTGGACCAATGATGAAACGTCTGATTGGGTTCTCTGGTTGTGCATCTTCCTGTAATGGAGAAGACACCACAAATCCTTGGAATATGTAAGAACGCTTCTTCCAATACTTTCTGCCCAGATCTTCCAATGATTTGTCTTTGAACCACTGTCTCACTTCAGCAAGTATCGGACAAGCATCACCATACATTTCCATACATGGTACTTGTACCTGTACCGGACCCGATGATGCATCACCCTTCACTGAATTGAAAGGCAGTTTGATCATTGCTCTTTCGGTCCAAAAGAAAGTGTTGTTAGAATCACCGTCTGGTAAAAATCTAAGTACTGCTTCGGAATTCTCTGGAATGTTCCAGTGTGGATATATTGCGTTGTCTCCAATTGAACCCTCACCTGATGGTTTTGAGTTTTGAGCTTGGAGTTTTGCTCTTATTTCTGCCAGTGTTGCCATAATGTTAGCCTCCTATGTTTTTGCCTGTTGTGTATCACTGTAATGCATATTATATACGCATCACTATTCTTTTGTCAAGAATTATTTTAAGCCTGATAATCTTAGGATATCGTTGATGTCTTCTGAGTATGGATCCTTGGCTTCTGTGTCGGAATTTTCACCCAAAGTAAATGATCTCATCAAGTGTTTAGCAGTTGCATTAACCCATTCATCATCGTCAATTTCTTTTACAAGTGCCTCAATTTTTTCATCAGCACTGTTGCCAGGAATTTTTTTTGCTGTTACAACCTTTGATCCACTTTGTGGTGACACACCAGTGAACTGTTTTAGTTGTGGAAATTGATCTGACCACAAAGAATCATCGTTGATCGCTTGGATCAACTCACGCAGAGTCACTGCGGCATCATCACTGCCTATACTTTTTTTATATAAATTTCTAAATTGATCTAAACTTCCTTCATCAACTTCATTTTCCTTGACGCCTTTGATTTTCGCTGTGGCAGACTTGAATTGT